CCGTTATATCCTGCACCACCCCCACCACCGCCACCCCAATCAGAGGGGCCTTTGTTGGGTGTCAAACCTGCACCTGCGCCGCCGCCACCGCCGCCACCAGCAATGACACTGTTGTTGGTAATGGTCACAGGACGGTTGACGTACAGTGCGTTGCCTCCGCCACCACCGGGATTACCGTTGCTTGCACCAAACTGCCCACCACCTCCACTACCGCCCATGCCTTGGATCACGCCGTTGTTGGTAATAGCAACTGTATCGCCGGGGCTAAATGAGCTTGGCACCAGCATGGCGTATGTGCCCGTTGAAGTACTACCTACCTGTACGCCGGGGGACACTGTGACACTTACATTTGAAATACCTGCCACATAGCTAGGCGCTGCGGAAGCTTGTGTGTATACATCGTAGTTGTAGACTGGTGAGCCGATGGTCAAAGGAACATCAACCCGCTTGGCAGTGCCGTAGAAGTTATTTGCCGCAATCGTGCCTGACGACGGGATTGTGGTTGTATTACTGCTTACCGGCACAAAAGGACCACCCCGGTAGTATTCGTTCAGACCAATAGGGTTCGTGCCACCAAACTCGGTTTGGATATTGGTAAACGCCAGCGGGCCAGACGAGGGCAGCGCCATCTTTACACCGTGCCGTAGGCGGTCAGGTTAGCCAGAGCAGTGACATTGCCCAGCGAGTCAATCTTCAAAATATTGGTTGCGCCATTCTTCAGATACAGTACCCCGCCCACTTCGGTAAAGGTGAAGTTGGTTGTCGCAATTGTCCCCGCACCTGCGGCTACGTTGCCTGTCAGATTGCCCGTCACATTACCTGCCACATTGCCTGTGACGTTGCCTGTCAGTGGTCCGGTAAAACTAGCGCCAGCCACCGCGCCGGTGACGTTTAGGGTACCGCCAATCGACAGGTTGCCCGTAATGTGGTTTAGCTGCTCCACCACGTTGGTGCCGTCTGCGCGAAGCAAGACTGACTTACCTGTGGGAATAGCTACGCCTGTACCTGCCGCGGTGGTATTACCAAGGACGGTTGAGCAGTAGATCGTTGCCGTATACCCTGATGGGTTAGTGACTACGTACAGCTTGGTGACCGGGGGTACGTAGACGTTGAATGGGGCGGTGGTCGTTGTGGTCAGGCTAACCGCTGCACACCGCGCTTGGTCTACTGCGCCGTTCTGGGCTGTCAGTGCTTGGTTTGCTGACGTGATAGAAACCGATGCCAAGCCAGAAATAGCGTCCTCGATAATGACACCGAGGTTGTCGTTGGTGATCGTGCCCCACGTACCGGATTTTTCACCGTTCGCTATAAGTTCGATCCGCAGATCGGGGGAGTATGTACTTGGCATGGTGTTTCCTTTTAGGCAATCATCGTCTCAGCGTGGGTTTTGACTTCCGCCAAGCGGCGCAGCCAGCCCTTACCAAAGGTCGCAAACGTAGGCAGACTGCGGTAAAACGCTTCCTTTTCTGCACTGAATTTTGCCACTAATTCGCTCTGATTGGCATCTTTTAATGCTTGCATGGTCTTGGGGCCGATAGCGCCGTCCGGCGTGGTGCCGATGGCTTTCTGCATGGTTTTGATCGCACGACCCGGACCTGCGTTGACAGCAAAGTCAAACATCAGATAGTCCAGCCCGTCCGGCAGATCGTCAGCCTTGACTGCGTCCCAGTACTTTTTACGGTACATCGGGCCTACTACTTCGGGTGTCAGCGCCCGCATGGCTTTTTCATCAACAGGCTTGCCCACCCACTCCTCCCAAACTTTCTTGGTCACGCCCAAATTGGTCATGCCACCGGGATCTTTGGGGTGGTTTACGAACCCGCCTTCGTGTTTAAGGATTGCCTTCAGGGCTTCGTCGAAGTTCTCTTTCATTTCTCAGTATCTCCTGACAGGCTGTTAATTGGTGGGCGATTTCGTCGGCTTCTGCGGCGATGGCGATAAGAGCTTCCGCAGCCTCTCCTGAAAGTCTGGCTTTCGTTCCTCCATTATCGCTGCCGGAACTGGGGGCAGCACTGGGCACGGCGTTACTACGGTCTGGACACGCGGCGTCGATGAACAACCCGTCATTACGAGCATTATTAACAAGCTGCTTGCGCTCCACTTCCACAGTCCTAACTTTGTCCACATAGACCTTCTCCACTTTGGTTTGTGTGTTTGCCAGCAAATGCTCCAACTCCCGCACTTCCTCTTGCGCTTTAGCCAAAACTTTGCCAGCCTCGATTGCGGCAGTAGCCTTCTCAGCTTCCCACTCGGCCTTGGTTACTTTAACGCCTGTGTGGTGCCCATAAAAATACGAACAGATAACCAACACTAGTGCTCCGATGATTACGTATGGGTTAGGCATCATCAGTCTTCCCCGCTTTAATTGACTCAATCTTTTCCTGCCCGCGTGTCCAAGCAGATATACCAAGAATTGTCATAAAGGTGATGTGAATGAATCCGCCTGATTGCAATGTCATCGCTTGCCACTGCCTAAACGCATCGTTGGCTACTTGGGTTTCCCAAAACTGCACAATTGCCCACAAAATAGGAAACAGTATGAAATCGCACAAACAAATAACCATGTAAGTGATCGCCATCATAGGCCGCCACTTGGTTGTCATCCAATCGTTTTCCATGTCAGCCTCCTTGTTGAAACATCCACCACATAACCCAGCAAAATGCAGCGACGATACAAGTAACCACAACGACTGTTGCTGCCAACTCAAAGTGTGCAATCATCTCTTGCTTGGCGCGGCGCTTCTTCATTTCTTCAGCTTTGGCATGTAACCGCTTTTCCGTCTCCGCTAAACGTAGGGCCTCTGCTTTAGCTTCACGGTCGGAGCGCAGCTTACCCATGCGCTGCCAGAACTCATCCCACATCCCGGCTTCTTGGAAGTGGTAGGTAAAAATATGCTTGATATTGTCGTAGTACTGCTTGATCTGACGATCAATAATCATTAGCTCCATGACGTACTCGGCATCAGACACATAGTCCGGCACAGGTTCGCCTTTGGCGACTGCCGCCTCTTGGGCGATCTTGGCCTCTTCAAGCTGACTACGCTTGGTCTCGTACTTACCCGCCGCCGAGAAGAACTTGGTGACCCCCGACATCGAATCTGCCAGCGTCTTACCAGACTCCACCGCGCCGTTAATCTCGTCGAAAGCTTCCTTGGCAAGAGCGGCGGCTTCCTTTACTCCGGTGACAACCGCCTTAACCCCTGCAACAGCCAAGCCAATTGTCACTGGATCAATCATTTCTATATCGTATCTATTTTGGTCCAGCCCGGTGGCGCGTCTGTGTCAATCACCACCCAGCCAGAGTTCGTGTTTGAGTTAATTACTTGCCAGTTCACCGTCTGGTTGTCGTCGATCAATTCCCACAATAGGCGCTGAACGATGGAGTCAAACGCTTGGGCTGTCTCTGCCACGACGGCTACGGCAATAATATTATTTACCACAGAAGCAACGGCTGATCCAGTTTCGGATATGAAAGCTACCGCATCTACCGTGTTGGCGGCTGAGTCGGTGATGTGCATTGTTTCAGTTAGACCGGCAAGAAGGTCTGCGGTGTTCGTGGGGGTGTCAGTCAACTCCGCTACTTCAGTTACCAGCACGCTCTGGATAGAGCCGCCGGTGGTTATGGTCTCCGACACCTGTGCGTATGGGTCAATGTTTGCCACCGCGATGAGCGTATTGGTAACGGCATCCACGCCTTCTAGTATCTCGGCAATGGCTGCGGCGGCATCCAATGTGTTTGTAATTGTATCTGTGCCTTCGGCGGTTTCGGCGATATTGACCGGGATGGTGGCTACGTTGGTAACCGTGTCTGCGCCTTCGGCGGTCTCTGCGATGTCAGCCAACAGGGTTGCGATGTTTGCGACCGTATCTTGTGCCTGTGCTATTTCAGCGATACTGACCGGGATGGTGGCTACTGCTGTGACGGTATCTGCACCTTGCGCCGTTTCGGAGACATCAGTGTTCCACGTACGCGGGGTAGGCGTACAAAACGGTACAGCACAAAACGAGCCGTCAGCGAATAGCATTTATAGCTCCGCAGATGCTGCGTAATGTAAAAAGTTTGAGTAATTAGCCACGCTATTACTACCATAAAATAAAAAGCCGCTTGCCCCAATATTAAATGGCTGTGTATTTGGGGATATATTGTGTGTAAAAGTTGTAGACCCAGCAGAGGGTACGTAGCTCACCCTGCTCGCGTTTCCGTTGCCGTCCCAGTATGAAACAGTCGGTGTTGTCCGCATAGTCTGCACAAAATAAACTGTGCCTATGTAGTTACCAGCACCTGACGGGCCAGAAATTGAAGTGCCCGCCATATTGAGGGTTGTCGCTGACCCCGGAGGAGATTCAATTGCATAGCTTTTCTGGTAGTACCTCTGACACAACGCCAACTCAGTACCATACGGCCTGTAGTCAAAGCTGGTGGCTGTGCTGCCTTTTTCGAGTTGTACGCCGGTGATGTAGAAGGTGGCTCCGTTGGTTCCGACTACGCTGACTGTTCCAGTTGGTTGCACATAATTTGTTCCAGCCCATGTGTTAGCTGTGCCGCTATAGGTTGATCCAGTTCCTAAGCCAAAAATTACGTTGCACCCATTTCCGTTGTTTGTCAGCCAAGTTCCTGTTGTATCACCAGCAACAGTTACAAATTTTTGTTCCCAAGTGTTGGCAGCACTAATAGTATATGTAAAAGGATAACTTCTGTTTCCTGCGCTATTCTTAAAAGCACCGCCAAACGTCCCAGTCAACGAGCTACGAACCCAAAACGATAAAGTAACCGTTGCTGCTGAGGCTGTTCCCCAAGCTAAATCGGCTACGTTATACCCTTCTATGATTTGTTGAACCGCAAAATAATCAGCAGTAAGAACACTATACGCAGATGACGAAGTAATACCTAAGTAGTTTGTAAACCCTGCTGGCGGTGTTACTGAACCTGCATTTTGCTGGGCTGTATACTTTGAGTTTTGAGAGCTGACAATTTGCCATCTATCAACGCTATATGGGTTTGATGTGCTACCAGTCACACTCGCCCCAGCATTGCGCTGGTCGATCACCATCGCACCGTTAATAATCCGGTTCTTGAAGCTATAGTACTGCGCGTTGGAGTCGAGCAGTCCGGGGGAGACGGTTGTTAATGCCATGTTTTACTCCGGTTTCGGATACTTTGTCTTGACTGCATCAATCGCAGCTTTCCATGCGTCATAGCCGCCGTGGTACAACAGGTCAAACTGATCCGCAAATGACGGGTACTCGGCTGCGCGTTGATACTTGTACATATTGGGGTCAATCCACGCATCGACTGCGGCTTCGTCAATCTCAACCTTGTTACCCTGTGCATCAAATGCGCCTGTGCCGTCATCAATCGTGACTACGTTAGGGTATAGAGCGCGAATAGCGGTGTGGTTCATCCTGCTATCTCCATGACGGTAATTGAAGATGCAGTTCGTGCTCTTGCAGCATTTCCGACATCTTGGTCATCAAAAACGCGATTTACATAAATTGTATTACTCTCCTGACAAGCTAGTTGTACTTTATAAGTGGTTGCGGAAGTTGTTGCCGGAGAATCTAAAAACACCATTGCGTGCATACGAGAGTCGCCGGTATCAGTGTTTCTTGCTGAAACGCTTGCCTGTATTCTAGACCCTGCGGCATCACCAACATAAATAGCCGTGCTGTCCCTAACTAATCTTGTACTTGCTGTATAACTACCACCTGACCCAGAAGCATTTGTCGTCACCATAACTAAAATTTTGCTGGTTGAACTAGTTGGTGTAATAGTTACAGACAACCCAGTAATGTCAGTAAATGTACTAGACGCTGAAGAAAACGTATTTGTCTTAGTTGCGCTTACAACCTGAATCACTCCACCAATACCAACGGCTGCTGTATTAACTGCGCGTGTCATTCTGTCACCTCTGCTGGTTCAGGTACGTTACCCTCGGCAAGCCATGCGAGATAGGCTTGGTAGTCGGTGTTCGCGGGGTCGAATGGGATGCAAACATTATCCTCTACACGAAGAATCCCAAACTGAGCTACCTCTCCTGTGGTCGCGTCAAAATATTGTTTAAACATAATCATAGCTCCGCAGAAAGAGTCAATCTCCCACCACTCACAATGCTTGGAAGAGGGGTGTCAGTCGGAAGACCTGTGAAATTTCCAAAATCAAGAGACACGCCATAACTATTCACTCTCGTACCTCCTGCGGCTATAACCACATTGGCAGACGATTGTGTGAAATCAGACGTCTGTGGGCGCGTTATTTGAAGCGCCGCAGTAAGTCCTGCGGAAGGCGACGCCCGCATTTCAGTTTTAAACATCACAGAAGCGCCGCATTGAGTAGTACTACCACCCGTCCCGCATGATATTCCAGAGATTACTTGG